TGAACAACGGCTTGTTCAAACTGAGTAATTTTTTCTCTGAACTCTTTTTGTTTTCTTTTATGCTCTACAAAAGCTTGTACTTCACTAGATGTAAATTCGTGTTCCAGATCTAACGGAACAGTCTTTTTTACAACCGACAATTCGCTCATTTATAGCTCTTGCCGTAGTAACCTTGTTTGTAACTTAAAGCACCGCCATTAGCTTTCTTTGCAGTTTTCGCGGCTTGCCTAAAATTCTCAGCGGTCGGTGCACCTTTCTCACCTTTCCTTCGCATCCGCTCACCAGACCCTGCTGCTATACGCTTACGCTTCGCGTGTATATTTGCGTACAATCCTGGGCGACCACCCGTGGACATCATATCGCCATCACGTCTGGCTTTACGCATTATTATTCTTTGGGCTTGTTGAGCCTTTTCTAACGCTTCATCTGAATCCATATATTCATCGCGCATATCTTGTACTAAATCATCAAACCCTTCTCGACCTTCTCGGGGAAGACCTATCTGCTCATCAACTTCCCTAGACGCTTTCTGAAAATCCATAAATTCTTTATCGTCATATCGCTTAGGGTATTTTGAAGGATTCAAATCCTCCATCATTTCAAATAAACTTCCTAGACCCTTTCCTTTTCCTCCAGGACCACCAACCATTCCAAGCATCAAAGCTAACTCA